CTATCTTGGCAGGGATACTGACTGTTCTGACAGCAGCTTGGAACTTCCAAACCGCCGCCATGAAACTCTCCAACGTTCAGGAAGCAATCTCTATCGGACTGCATAAGACGCATACTTTCATTCTTGGAACATGGAAGCAGGCAGTAATCGCCGTTCAAATGGCTGTTGCCCTTCTGAATGGTAACATAGCGAGAATGAATGGACTACTTGTTGAAAGCAAACTCATCGGCATGGCCAATCCGTGGGTTGCTCTGGTGACTGTATTGGCAACACTAAGTATTGCCGTTTGGGGTGCTACGAAGGCATGGAAAGCCCATCGCGACGAACTGAACAATAACCTGCAAGCAATCAAAGATATGAGAGCACAGCAGAAACTGGAACAGGAAGTAAACAAGCAGGTTGCAGAGTCAACTGCCGAGCGAAAAACAAGAATCGAGCAACTGAACCGTGTTATCCATTCTAACGTTTACACCGTTAACGAACGTCGTAACGCTATCAAAGCACTACAAGCCATCATTCCCGACTATCACGCTTCTATCACACAGGAAGGCAAACTGTATAACGAGAACTCGAACGCTATCGAACAATATATTGCCAATCTGAATAATGCTGCCATGGCAGAAGCTATCTACGCTAAAAAGGTAGAGATTAATAAAAAGAAACTGGAACTGAATCAACAGGGGGATAGGATACGCGGAAGTCTGAAGGCTGTACAGGCATACCGCGACACCCAGCCTCAAACTCGGACACAAGAATGGGTTGATCAGTACGGAAACCTTCATAGCAGCACCACAAAGACCCAATCTGCGCTAAATAGCGATCGTCAAGAAAAAAGACATAAGGAACGTCTGAAACAGAACCAGGCTGAAACGAGAGAATTAGAAGTTCAAGATAAGTGGCTTGACAAACAGCTGAAGGATAATAAGGCTCTCAATAAAGAATATCTGAAAAGGGTACAGATAAACAACACCATCACCGACCAGCAAACAGGCGGAAACTCTTCGTATTCCACTACATCTTCGAACGGGGACAGCGGGTCTGGTACCACTGTCGATTACTATGCAAAGGGCATGGAAGAATTGAAGGAAAACCGCAAGCAGCAGCTCCTCGAACTCCGTATCAGCCACGAGCAGATGCAGATATCCGACAACGAATATCATGAGAAGAGTTTCAAGAGCGAGATGGACTATTATTCAAAGGTCCTAGATCTGCAGCACTCATACGGCAAGTCAACCGTTGACACCCAGAACGCTATTCTTGACAGCATTGCTAAAGAGGCTAACCGTAAATACACCCAACAGCATGAAGAGATGCAGGCAGAACTGGCTGCAGCGGACGACGCGTACCAGTCTGATCAAATGGCAATGAAGCAATTGTACCTTAGAGGTGAGCTCGGCACAGAAGAGGATTATAACAATAAGAAAAAAGAGGCAGAGATGGACTATCTCAAACAGCGCCTGTCAATTATCAAGAAATTTGGAGGGGATACGCAGAAGGCTGATGCCGCGATATTGGAGTAAGAATTTGAAGATTTTGTCAATGACAAAAAGAAACGATTGGACGATCTGAATAAATCCTTCAACGAGGCTGATACCTTCTCTGAACAAGCGGAGATAAACGAAGCTATGTATGCCCAGGACCTCATTAGCTTTGAAGAATATCAGCAACGCAAGCAGCAGATTGCCCAAGAATCTTCCGACCGCCAGCGTGAAATAAACGATATGCTATATCAGCAGATCGGAGCAACCATGCAATCTGTAAGTTCCCTTTTCTCCGCAATGCAAAACTCGGAGATAGCAGAAGTTGAAAGGCGTTACGAAAAACAAATCCAAGCTGCACAAAAAGCCGGACGCAATACCACACAGCTTGAGAAAAAGAAAGAAAAAGATATAGCAAAAATCAAGTCGAAATACGCTGACCGCGAATTCGCCATGAAGGTTCTCGAGATTACCGCAGATACAGCTGTAGGTATAGCCAAGCTCTGGAAAAATCCAGGATATCCTTGGGCTATCCCTCTTACTGCTTTAGTAGCCGCACAGGGTGCCATGCAGCTGGCTGTAGCCAAGCAGGCACAACAGAACGCGAAGAAAGGCTATTATGAGGGCGGTTTCACCGGTGGACGCAGGTACCAACGTGAGGCTGGGGTAGTGCATGAAGGTGAGTTTGTGGCAAATCACCAGACTGTTCAAAACCCGAACGTGATGCCTCTCCTGGAACTCATCGACCGTGCGCAGCGCAACAACACCGTTGGCAGCATTTCCCAAGAGGATATCGCAAGACAGCTCGGAACCGGCAATAACACAATCGCCCCCATCGTGAATGTCACTACCGACAACGAAGAAATGCGACAGTCTGTAGAAAGTCTGAAAAATGCTGCAGACTCCCTTCGCGACCGACTCTCCGAACCACAGCCCTGCTATGTTGTTATGGATGGTCCTAACGGATTATATATACAGATGAAACATTACGAAAAACTGAAGAACGTATGATACAATGTCATATCAACGGGAAAATAGGATACCCCGATATCAAGTCCGAGATTAAGGTGACTAAGGAAAACCCTTATCTTAAAAACGGTGGATCATACACGATGGATGTCAGTTTCCCGATGTCCATCCCCGAAAATGCTGCCCTTTTCGCGAACCTGCACAGAATGGATGTCTCGAAAGCCGACTTGAAGTCGTATGATGACTGTATCCTCTACGTTGACAATCTGCTGCTGGTAAGAGGAAGCGGAAGGGTAACGGAGGTGACGGAGACGACTGTCAAACTTCAGATCCTCGGAGGGTATCGTGACCTGAAGTATAAGTCGAAACTGTACAGCATATACCTGGACCGCATAGACTCCTATCCTGTTGTCGACGCGAAATACCAGCACATGTCAAACTATTCATATATCCCGGAATCTGAAATGGTGTATGTCCGTGACGAAATAAGACAGAAGGGATATGTAGGCGACAAATACCAATATGTCTTCATGCCGACCTACGATATCGACAATGACGTCATCGTCAATTTTACACCTCTCGTATACAGAGACCAGGACTATTACAGGAACGACTGCACGGCTCTGATGGATATCGCAGTGCAGCCAAACCTGATGATGGTGCTTCGCTGTGTCCTGGAGTATGTAGGCTACAAAATCGAAGACAATGTTTTCGACACGTCCCCATGGAACGAACTCATTATTGCCAATGTCAGACAGACAAAGAATATCGCATACGCTCTTCCACACTGGTCGGTAGCCACATTCCTTGATGAATTCAGAAACCTTTTCAACGCCTCCTTTATCTTCGACGAAGAAAACAAAACTGTCCGCATCGTCCGGAACAACGAACTCGACCGAAGCCGTGACGTCGCTTACGAGGTAGCTGATGAATATAAGACGAACTATGACGATGACGGCGTGGAGTATCTGGGAGGAAGTAACATAAAATACGACCTGCAGGGGGGTGACCGCACATTGGACGACGTCCCTGCAGATGTCCTGCAGAAATTTGAAGTTTTGGAGTATGAGACATACACGGAACTGCTTTCCGCAGTCGCCCTCATGACGATGGAACAAAAGTTTACCCATGTATTCAAGTGCAACCAAGGATATTTCTTCTATGGCAAGGAGGTGAACGACGAAGGGGATGAAACGGGTAATTATATTCTGAAGCCGTTCGGGATATTCGGCCCACTATATAGAGATGTTGACAGCGAATCGTTCGTTACCCTCAGGATGGGTCCTGCGAATATGCTGAAGCAGGGTTACGAACAGTATTATATGGTAAAGGGCACAGAATCATCCGGTTACTTCAAACAGCAATGGGGAAAGAGCCTGCTCATCCTTCCTGCAGCGAACAACCCGAACGGTAACGAGGATATAGACTACGACGAGAAAGGCTATGTCAGTGTTTCTGACGTCCTCGAGAACGGGGAAGACAAGGATGCCGAAGAGACGGAGGAAGACTCTGTCATTCCATTGATTTGGGTTGAAGAAACGACACACAACCCACCGAGAAGCAATGATCCGGCATACGGCATTCCTCTCTCTGAGACAGACTACAGGAATGGATATCAGCACAAGGCTTACTCGTTGGCACTCATCAACGGATATGTCAACTCTCACTACATAGGAGAGCTGCATCGTGGTACCGTACAGATAGAAACGACGGTGGACACCAACAACGAGGTATGCTTCCAGTTCCTGTGCGAATCCATACCTGACCCGACGGCTATCTATGTGTTCCGCAACAAGAGATATCTATGCGGGAAAATCGAAATAAAGGCTACCAACAATGGTGTAGACAGGATGAAGACCGGCTATTTCCACGAGATAAAGCTATAGATAGCCCTCGAAGTCGGCTAACACATCGTACACCTTCATTCCTTTTCCCTGCAGATACAGGTTCGTCGTCTCCACCGAGGAATGACGAGCCTGCTTCTGCGCCACCTCCACACCGACAGCATTGGCGATATCTCGCAATCCGGAGTCCTTCAGACTGTAGAACTGATAGCTCTTGGGGAATCCGAGTACATCACGGCACTTGTTGAACTCCTGCGTGAAACGACGCGGATCGGCACGATTCTCCGACGGCTTAAAGCCGGAACCGAACAGATAACTTTCTCCTGTGTGAGCAAAAGTCTCGAGTTCGATCATCAACTTTATGACACGATTCGGTAACTTTATTTTGCCGTCCCTGCGGTTCTTGGAAATCTGGCTGGAGACAAAGACGCTGCCTTCACTAATGCTGATATCTTTCAACTTTATATAGCTGAGCTCTGTCGGCCTGATGGCTGTAGTGTATTCCATCATAACTGCCAGAAGGAAATGCTTGTTGTTTTCCTCGAGATACTGGCCAAGCCGGCGAAGATCGTCATGCTCGAGAGGCTGTCGGAACTTTCCATGCTCCGGCAGCTGGTGTATATACTGCACAGGGTTCTCTACAAGATAACGCTTTTCTACCATCCATGTGCACAAGGTGCTGCACCATGTACGGTAGTTGTTCCTCGTCTTAGGAGAAAGGTCGCGGTCCATAAGGAGATAATCGAGGAAGTCAACAAAGAAAGACTGGTTCAGCTGATAGCAGTACTTGACAGGGGTAATACCCTCGTCCAGATACTCCTG